CGATATAGCTGAATCTCTTGTAGAATACTGTGATACTAGCTACGATATTACTATAGATCCTGACACTAAGATGGGATTTAAACTAACACATGATACTGGCATTCTCGAAAAGAAGTCTGATCCTATTCACCAAAAAAGTGGTTTCTATTCTATATGGAAAGATCATCACTGCTTGTATACCGGAAAGTCTGGTACAAGCATGGGTACTAGATTAGGTAGATTTGTGAAAGAAGTCCGCAGAAAGTCTAGGTCAGATGAGAAGCATCCAGCCGCAACTAAGTATCGTTCTATGTGGGGTGAAGACTTCTCTAACATGACCATACGAGTGTATCCTTTGGTTCAACAGACTGATCTTTCTCACGATGATATTGAGAAGTCTTTGATACGTATACTTAGCCCGCTCTTGAACGTGAGGGGCAAGAAATGAATTTGTTTAGTAAGTTTAAAAATCAATCTTCAAGTCACCCGTGTTTAGTGTGCAACAAGAAGATTGGTAAAGATTATAGTGAAGTGCGTTATAAGTATCAAGGCGGCACCGGCACTGCTTACGTTTGTAAGAAGTGTTCGGAAGAAATGAACAAGCCTAATGTGAATAAGGATGTCGATTATGGCGAATCCATTTGATTATGTAACATCTATCACGCAGACGAAAAAGAATATGATGCGTGACAGTGAAAACGATGCATTGGCAGAAAAAGGCTACGAGCCTTGGTTGGTAAACAATGCACTTTCGTATCATGTAGATACTATTCTACATGCAAACCTAATGAATATGAATCACGAACTGGATAAACGACCCCAGTACGAGTGTCTTATAAATAGCATTAGACCTAAAAAGCGATGGGCAAAGTGGGTTAAGAATGCTGGAAATGAGGAACTCGATATTGTGTGTGCCTATTATCAATGTAATAGAACAGTTGGTCAAGAATATCTATCCTTGTTGTCTAGTGAAGAGCTAGAAATTATGAAAAAACAACAAGAAACAGGTGGTTTGAAAAAATGAATTTATTAGATAAGTTAGTAGAGGTAACTCTACCTAACGAAGAGAGTTTTCTTAAAGTTAAAGAAACTCTAACTCGAATAGGTATTGCCTCTAAGAAAGAACAGAAGTTGTTTCAGTCGTGCCATATCTTGCACAAGCAAGGTAAGTACTACATCGTACACTTCAAAGAATTGTTTATGTTAGATGGTAAGATTAACGATTTCTCAGAAGAAGATAAAGCCCGTAGAAATACGATCATTACTTTGTTAGAGGAATGGGATCTTGTGAAGACTGTTGATTCTGAAAAGATCAAAGAGCCCACATCTCCATTGTCACAAATTAAGATTCTGCCTCACAAAGAAAAAGGTGAGTGGGAATTGATTGCGAAGTATAGTATAGGCAAAAAACGATAACTGGAGAATTATACTATGGAAGTGAAAGACAAGACTGGTCCATTTACCCACGATTATTTTAACTTTCTTGATAACGATTCTGTAGTCAGTCAAGAACTTATTACCTATTATATCAATGATGGGTACTTTGTAAAGCGTACGGCTGTACGCAGAAACCTAAGTGATGGAGACTATCATGACTCTATTCACGTTGAGCCACTTTATAGAATAGAGGAAAACTAATATGTCCGTTTCGCAACAACTTGAACTATTTCCAGAACTTGCTTCACCCATAAATTACGCACCGACTACGTATACGTTAGACACTAATGGATCTATTCCTTATACTCTTAACTATACTATCAAAAGCAGTATCGATGATCAGATGAGAGTGATGTCCGATTTAGCCGAAAAGGTTGAAGTCAAAGTATACAAACTATTTCCAGAAGCCCATATGCCAGAACTTGGAACAGAGTGGGCAGCCTGTTTTGATCTTAAGGTATCGATGCAAGACGGAGATATGATTAAGGTCATCGATGTAGTAAACCATAAGAGACAAGTAAGCTGTCACAATGGATCATTCGTCTTATATTCAGGCGAGAGATGTTTAGTTCCCACAGGACTAGTATTTGATCTAGACGATGACCAGTCTATGCGTATTCATCCACGATCTGGACTTGCATGGAAACAAGGCATATCATTAGCAAACTGTGAAGGAGTAGTCGATGCCGACTATGTACAGCAGACATACGTTATGCTAATAAACAACTCAAACGAAGTGTTCACTGTAAACGATGGCGACCGCATTGCTCAAGCTGAAGTAATACAACATAATAGTTTTGAGTTTGTAGAAGTTCATGATGAGCCTCAATCAAAGACCAGTCGTACTGGTGGATTTGGTTCTACTGGAGTCTAGTACTCATGTAGTACAGTAATACATGTTATTACTAAATATCATGTATTTTTTTCAGAACATTACCATATTGCATGTATAAATAAAGATGTAAGTTGCCTTAGGGGACTTACTTAAATTAACCCTTGCTAAATATAGGAGGTCAATAATGACTTATTTGCAAACACAATACGACCCTTTCACGACTGTAGGTTTTGATAGGATTTTTGATCGCATTACATCACTTCATAATGAAGGACAGGTAAAAGCGAACTCATACCCGCCATATAATATCACTAAAGAAAGTGATACAACTTATATTGTGGAATTAGCCGTAGCAGGCTTTACTGAAGAATCGATTGACATTGAGGTAAAAGACGGGCAACTTACCATTGAAGGTAATAGTCCTGATGCCTCAGATGAGAAAGAGTATCTTCATAGAGGCATTGCCGCACGTGCTTTCAGTAGAAAGTTCACCTTAGCTGAGACTGTAGTGGTCAGAGATGCTTCCCTAGAGAACGGAATGCTTCGTATTCTGTTAGAAAACGTTATCCCAGAAGAGCAAAAACCGAAGAAGATTTCTATCGGGAAAACTCTTCAGGATACCAAAGAATTACTCACTGAGTAATACAAGGTGGGACGGAGTGAAAGCTCCGTCCTTTAATTTCACAGCTAACTATAGGAGTCAAAAAGCTGATGAACAGAGCAATCTCTTTTCTGAAGAGTTGCGATGGCACATTTTGCGATGCGGTTGCACAAGTTGCACTGAGCGTAGTATGCGTCTTTGTAATAGCTACTTGTCTGGGTAGCATATCCTAAGAATGAAGACAACACACACAACACAGGAGAAAAGTATGTCTAATAAAAATCCCTTCGAAATCCGAGCAGAAATGCTCAAGCTTGCAAAAGATTACATGGATCAGCAGTATCATATGAACATCCAGTTCTATGAGAACATGATCGCAGAGGGCGAAAAAGCCCGTAAAGATGTTGAAGACTGCCTTCAAGATGCTTATAAAATGTATTCAATGGATGAGTTGATGGAGAAAGCCAAGGAACTTTACACTTTCGTATCTGAAAAGAAGTAAGTGTAGTCACCAATCTAAGGAGCGTGAACAACGCTCCTTTTTTCATTTAAATTACAGGAGAGACAATGAGTATTGTGTTTTGGGTAATAATAGCAATAGGCACTATCAGTGCAGTTGAGGGCAATTCTAAATTGAACAAACTGTGCCAGAAAGAGATAGATGAGGGCATTTCTGCCACCATTAAAGAGTGTAAACAATATCAGTTTGACACGAGGATCAAAACAGGCTGGTAATACTTAAATAATGCTTGACAATTGGTCTATGCCGTGTTATAATGTACGTTCTAATTGGAGATATAATATGAAAAATGTGATCGCACTACCTACGCTCTATAAGCGTGATACTAAAGGTAAAGTAAGAGTTCTGACCATTGAGTATGGTTATGATGATGAAACCACCGCTGGCACTAGATCAGTTGCAGGCATACAAGAGGGTCAGTTAGTGACCTCTGGATGGAAACTATCCACACCAAAAAACGTTGGAAAGGTCAACGCAACGACCAATATCACTCAAGCCTTAGCAGAAGCCCAAGCAAATTGGGATAAGAAGACTGAGAAAGAATACTTCTCTGACATCAAGCTAATTGACACTTACGAAAAGTTTAAGCCTATGCTTGCAGGTGACTACACTAAACGTCCTCAATCAGAGGGCTGGAGTCAACCTAAACTAGACGGCATCAGATGTATAGCAAACTCATCTGGATTGTGGACTAGAGCAGGCAAAGAGATTACGAGTTGTCCACATATCTGGGAATCAGTGAAGCCATTCATTGAAGCAAATCCTGGTATCATCTTAGATGGCGAACTATACAACCATGAACTTAAAGAAGACTTTAACAAGATTACCAGTCTTGTGAGAAAGTTGAATGCGACTCCCGAAAGCATTGCCGAGTCTGCATCTCTTGTTCAGTACCACGTGTACGATTGCTACGTAGAAGATATGTTGTTTATCAACAGAATTAAACTGGCTTACGGAGCAAAGAGTGATGTTGTAAAGATCGTTCAAACTGACTTCGCACAAACACAAGAACAACTTGATGAGTTCTACAGTTCTTACATGACAGATGGCTATGAAGGTCAGATGGTAAGAAACAACACAACCTACGAGAACAAGAGAAGTAACAACCTTTTAAAGCGTAAAGAGTTTATCACTGAAGAATTTCAAGTGGTCTCTATGCTTGAAGGTCAAGGCAACTGGGCAGGACATGTAAAGCATTTTGCTCTTACTCTGCCAAATGGAGCAACTTGTGGAGCTGGAGTTAGAGGCAAGCAAGAAGTATTGAAAGAGTTGTGGGAAGTTGGTGATACACCAACATGGGCTACACTAAGATATTTTGGTCTTACACCTGATGGCGTGCCAAGATTTCCTGTGGTTATCGACTATGGCTTTGGTGAAAGAAGCGACTAAACTACTTGACAAAGTGTATCATACGTGATACATTGTACATTATATGAAACAGATTGAGGTCTTATGAGTTTTTATACCTGCGTAAATCGCTATGGCAGTAACATTTTATTTCGTGGCTACACGGATGATGGTAAACGCATTCAAACGAAGATACCGTTCAAACCAACGATGTATCTTAAATCTTCGAAAAATGAGAGTGGTTGGAAATCTTTCGATGGCGTGCCTGTTGACCCTATTCAACTCGACTCTATGCAAGAAGCGACTGAATTCGTCAAGAAGTATGAGAGTGTAGATAACTTTAAGATATATGGCAATAACAACTTTGTTGCTCAATTCATCCAAGATAAGTTTCCTGGTCAAATCAAATATGATCTAAAACGTATCGAGGTTGGTAATATCGATATCGAAGTTGCATCTGATGATGGATTCCCAGAGCCAGATGAAGCCAAGCATCCTATCATTTCGATTGCATACAAAAGCAGTAAGTCTAAAGTGTATCACGTTTGGGGTCTTGGCGAATGGCGCCTAGAAGACTGTGAACTCAAGCTAGACGGATGTATGGTACAGTATCGTCTTTGTGAAAATGAAGAAGACCTGATGCTAAAGTTTCTAACGTTTTGGCATGCAAACTGTCCAGACATTCTAACTGGTTGGAACATTCGACTATTCGATGTTCCGTATATGATCAATCGTACTATTCGTATACTCGGTGACAAAGTAGCAAAGCAGTTCTCTCCTTTCGGTATCACAAAGTACAGAAAGATTGGCATCAAAGGCAAAGAGATGGATGCTTACGAGATATACGGTGTACAGCAAGTCGATTACTTTGACCTGTTTCAAAAGTTTGGTTTTACCTATGGTAATCAGGCATCATATGCATTAGATCACATAGCGTCTGTTGTTCTAGGTGAGAAGAAACTTTCTTACTCTGAATACGGTTCTCTACATGGACTCTATAAACAAAATCACCAGAAGTTTATTGACTATAATATTCGTGACGTTCAAGTCGTTGATAAGATAGACAAGCAAACTGGTTTGATGGATCTAGCATTGATCGTGGCATACAAAGGTGGCGTGAACTACAATGATGCGTTCGGTACAACTGGTATATGGGATTCAATCATATATCGATATCTGTACGATCTCAAAATTGCAGTGCCACCTGCCACTCGCAAGCATAAAGATCCATATCCTGGTGGTTATGTGAAAGAGCCTAAAGTTGGCATGACTGAATGGGTAACGTCATTTGACTTAAACTCACTTTATCCCAACCTCATCGTGCAGTACAATATGTCACCCGAGACACTAGTTAAAGGTGATGATTTCACTGCTAGTGGTGTAGAACATTATCTAAAGAATCCAGTGTCTGATGCACCTAGAGAACGTGACCTATCAGTTGCCGCTAATGGTTCGATGTATCGTAAAGATAAGCGTGGTGTTTTCCCAACTATCATTATTGGTCTTTATGATGAACGTGCTGTGATCAAAAAAGAGATGCTTAAACTTAAGCAAGAAAATGAAGGTCAAAACTCAGCAGACTTGAAGAGACAGATAAATATACTAGAGAACACTCAGCAAGCTATTAAGATTTTGCTGAACTCTCTTTATGGTGCTTTAGGTAATCAATACTTTAGATACTTTGAAATGGTTATCGCAGAAGGCATCACATTGTCTGGTCAGCTATCTATCAAATGGGCAGAGCAGGCTATGAACAGAGCCATGAATAACATATTGAAATCTGATGATGAAGATTATGTGATCGCTATGGACACTGATTCGTTATATGTTAACATGGGACCTCTTGTTGAGGCAGTGAAGCCTAATGATCCGGTGAAGTTTATCGATCAAGCGTGTGAACAAAAACTGGTGCCTATCTTAGAGAAAGCGTACCACAATATGTTTGAAAATATGAATGCATACGACAATCGTATGGTCATGGCACGTGAAGCTATAGCAGACAAGGGTATATGGATGGCAAAGAAACGCTATATACTTAACGTACACAACAACGAAGGGGTTCAATACGCAGAACCAAAACTCAAAATTATGGGCATTGAAGCCGTCAAGTCCTCAACGCCTCAAGTGGTGCGTGACAAATTTGTAAAAGCGTACCGCATTATGCTTAACTCTACAGAGAAAGAATTGCAAGAATTTGTGAAGAACTTCTATGAAGAGTTCAAGTCTTTACCACCTGAAGATGTATCATTTCCTCGTGGTGTGAGTGACATTGAAAAGTGGCGAGATACGAATACCATCTATAAGAAAGGTACTCCTATCCACGTCAGAGGCGCACTTCTCTTTAATCAACAGATCAAGAAGTATGGTTTGTCTGTAGAAGAAGTTAAGAATGGCAGTAAGGTAAAATTCTGTTACATGAAAGTGCCTAATCCTCTGATGGAAAATGTAATATCTTTTCCGCAGTTTTTGCCTAAAGAGTTTGGTCTAGATAGTGATGTTGACTATGAAACTCAATTTAACAAAACGTTCAAAGAGCCGTTGAAGATGGTGTCTGATGCCATCAACTGGGAACTTGAACACATAAACTCATTGGAGGGATTTTTCTCATGACAGACGATATATTTGATTTCGGCTTTACCGCAGTCGATGAAAC